AGGATTACCCCTGGATCGCCTTCGACGAGCTGTGCAACTGGGCAAGCCCGGAGTGCTACCAGCGGATGTTCAGCTGTAACCGCTCGAGCAAGCCCGGCGTGCCGCGGAAGATCCGCGCGGCCACCAACCCCTACGGCAAGGGCACCAACTGGGTCCGCGAGCGATTCGCGCTGCACGGCGAGTGGTGGAAGACCAAGGTCATCAGCGACGCCAAGGACCGGGAGGGCAACGCTGAGCCCCCGCGTGCGGCCATCCACGGCCACCTCAGGGAGAACCGCTACCTGCTCGAGGCGGACCCGAACTACGTGCGCACGGTGCTGGCCTCCGCCACCAACAAGGCGATGGCCGCGGCCTGGCTGAACGGCGACTGGAACGTCATCGCCGGCGGAATGTTCGACGACGTCTGGAGCTTCGAGCACAACTGTCTCCCGCCGTTTGAGGTGCCCTCGACCTGGCGCATCGACCGGGCCTTCGACTGGGGCTCCTCGAGGCCGTTCAGCGTGGGCTGGTACGCCGAGAGCGACGGCAGCGACCTCGAGCTGCCGGACGGCAGGGTGCGCGCCACGGTGCGCGGTGACGTCTTCCGCATCGCCGAGTGGTACGGGTCCACCGGCCAGCCCAACGAGGGCCTGAGGATGCTGGCCGTCGACGTGGCCAAGGGCATCATCGAGCGCGAGCTCTCTTGGCGCTGGCGCGACGGACGCGCGGCTCGGGTGAAGGCCGGGCCGGCGGACTCCGCGATCTTCACGGTCGAGAACGGCAACTCGATCGCGGTCGACATGGAGAAGCCTGTCAGGGTTGGAAACGCCTCCTTCCCCGGCGTGTCGTGGCTGCCCGCCGACAAGCGTCCGGGCTCGCGGAAGGCTGGTTGGGAGCAGCTGCGCGCCATGATCCGCGCCGCGCGCCCCGACCAAGGCCGGCCGCGTGAGGCCCCGGGCTTCTTCGTCGTGGCCGACCGCTGCCCTCAGTTCATGCGCACCTTCCTCTCCCTTCCTCGCAGCGAACGCGATCCCGACGACGTCGACACCGACGCGGAGGATCACATCGCTGACGAGGTGCGCTACCGAATCCGCTCCGCGGGCTCCCGAGTCACCACCTCCCGCTCCACCGGCCTCTACTGACCATGTCCGTCGACACCAAGCACCCGCTCTACGTCGAGCACTACCAGGACTGGCTCCAGCTCCGCGACTCCTACCGTGGCGAGCGGCAGGTCAAGGAGAAGAGCACCCACTACCTGCCGGCCACGTCTGGGATGATGGCCGACGGGATGCTCGACACGAAGGCCCCCGGGTATCAGGCCTACCACGCCTACCGCACCCGCGCGCGCTTCCCCGGTGTCCTGCGGGACGCGGTCGAGACGATGCTCGGGGTGATGCACAGCAAGCCCCCGGTGATCGAGCTCCCGGCTCGCCTCGAGGCCATGCGCAGGTCGGCGACCCTGCGGCGTGAAGACCTGACCGCCCTGCTGCGTCGCATCAACCTCGAGCAGCTCGTGATGGGCCGCTGCGGCCTGCTGCTCGATGTTGTCCCCGGCCGCGGGCCGGCGGTGCCCTACGTCTCGCTGTACCAGGCCGAGGACATCATCAACTGGGACGAGGGCACCGTGGACGCGACGCGACCGGACACCCTCAACCTGGTCGTGCTCGAGGAGACGGAGGCGGAGCGCCAGGCGGACTTCTCGTGGGAGACGGTCGAGAAGTACCGGGTGCTGGTCCTGGGCGAGGTTGCCGAGAACGAGACGGAGGGCGTGTACCGGAGCGGGGTCTTCGGCGAGCGGCGCTCCTTCGACGCGACCCTCCTCGAGGCCCCGTCGATCGCGGGCTCGACGCTGGGGGAGATCCCCTTCGTGTTCGTCAACACGAGGGACATCGTCCCGACCCCCGACGACGCCCCGCTGCTCGACCTCTCGCACCTGGCGATGGCGATCTATCGCGGCGAGGCCGACTACCGTCAGGCGCTGTTCATGCAGGGCCAGTCGACCTTCGTCGTGGTCGGCGGAAAGGTCGAGGACGAGATCCGGCTGGGCGCTGGGGCCGTTGTTCACGTGCCCCAAGGTGGCGACGCGAAGTTCGAGGGCGTGAGCTCCGCGGGTCTGGCGGAGCAGCGGCAGAGCCTGGAGAACGACTACCGGCGCGCGGAGCATCGGGCGAACGGCCTGATCGACGCCGTGAGCAAGGGCAGCGAGTCCGGCGAGGCCTTGAAGGTGAGGGTCGCGGCACGCACGGCGAGCCTGCACCAGATCGCCCTCACCGGTGCGTATGCCCTCGAGCAGATCCTGCGCAAGGCGGCGGCCTGGATCGGGGCGGATCCCGACGAGGTCGGGGTCTACCCGAACCTGGACTTCAGCTCCGACATCATGCGCGGCCAGGAACTGGTCCAGCTGATGAGCGCGAAGCAGCTCGGGGCTCCCCTGGCGCTCCAGACGGTCCACGAGATCGCCCAGAGCCGCGGCCTGACCGACCAGACCTGGGAGCAGGAGCTGGAGCGGCTGGACACCGAGGCCATGAACGGGCTGCCGGGTGCGATGGCCTGGACGGGGGACGACGGGCAGAGCGGGGCTGGTGATCCGGTGAGCGACGACGGCGATGAGTGAGATCCCCGACTGGATCTTGCGCGACTGGCTGATCTGCGCCCGCTTCCAGCTCGAGCGCGGGCCCGAGGACTGGCTGGTCTGCGCCCCCGGGGACGTCCGGGACGCCTGGCTGGCCAAGGGGTACGTCCGCGAGCTCCCGGCCGCCGGCGGGGACGGCCACGTGCGCCTGGTGTCCAACGGCCAGGTGGTCGGGTCTCGCCTCGAGCTCACCGCGCTCGGCTGGGCCGTGCTGCGAGAGGGCAGGGGGGAGGCTGGATGAAGAGCCGGGTGTTGATCGCCCTGGCCCTGTGCTCGTGCGTCTGCCTGTCGCCGGAGCAGCTGCGGCAGCTGAAGGCCGAGCGCCAGGCCGTCCAGGAGGGCCCCCAGGAGGCCCAGGAGGCTCACGACGAGCGCGTGGAGGATCTTGCCCAGGAGGCCGAGCGGAACCGCGAGACGGCCGCTCAGGCGCTCCAGGGGGCGGCTCCGTTGCTGCCCTCCGGGATGGGAGCTCTCGCCCTTGCGGGTGCGGCGATCCTGATGGGGTCGCGGAGGAGGCCCACAAGGTGACGACGTCGGAGGACTGGGAGAGGGCGCTGATCGGCTGGCTGGTGATCGTGCGCCACCAGATCGACGCGGAGGACCGGTTCACGGTGATGGACGTCCCGGTCGACGTGAAGCTGGCGTGGATCGACCGCGGCTGGGCCTGCGAGGTGCCGGGCGATGAGCCCGACGAGAAGGTGCTCGCGCTCACGGACAAGGCCCACGTGGTGAGCGACCTTCACGCTGCCGAGTGGGGCATCGACGTGCTGACCTGATGAGCATCAACCAGGACATCCAGGACGCCGTGATCGTCCACCAGGTCGAGCTGCTGCGCTACTCGCAGGCGGTGCGGGATGAGATCTGGCAGCTCCTGGACGCGAGCGAGGCGGACATCCGGGCCGCCATCCTCAGATACGACGGTGCGGGGCTCGACACGCCGGCGGGGCTGCGCGAGCTCGAGCGGCTGCTGGAGAAGATCCGCGAGTCGAGGGAGCGGGCGTTTCGTGGGGTGAGGGCCTACTGGCTCGCCGAAATGACGTCCTTCGCCAAGTCGGAGCCGCTGTTCCTGACGAACATCGTCGCGGAGCTGCTTCCGGTGGAGGTCACGTTCAAGTTGCCGCCGGCGGACGTCTTGGCGGAGATCGCGACCTCGAGGCCGTTCGAGGGCAGGACCCTCCCCCAGTGGTTCGACAAGCTCGAGCAGGACGACCAGGGACGCTTTGAGGCCCAGATCAAGATCGGGTTGGCGCAGAACGAGCACCCGAACCAGATCGCCCGGCGGATCGTGGGCACGGTTCGCAAGAAGGGGGCGGACGGCATCGCCCAGGTGACCCGTCGCGACGCGGCTGCCATCGCGAGGACGGTCAGCTCGGGCATCGCCAACGAGGGCCGGCGGGAGCTGATCCTGGCCAACGAGGACATCGTCCGGGAGGAGGTCTTCGTGGCCACTCTGGACTCGAGGACGACCCCGATCTGCCAGAGCTTGGACGGCAACCGCTACAAGCCCGGCGAGGGGCCGCGGCTGCCCCTGCACTTCGGCGAGCGCTCGACCTACGCGCCCGTGATCGACGGCGAGCTGATCGGGGCGAGGCCGTTCAAGCCGACGACCGAGCAATCCCTGGTGCGCGAGTACGCGCGCGAGAACGGCCTGGACGGCCGGCTGCGACGACGGGCGAGTCTGCCGCGGGGCCACAAGGGCAAGTTCGACGCCTTCTCGAGGGCGCGGGTCCGCGAGCTCGTGGGCACGACGCCGGCCAAGACGACCTACGCCGACTTCCTGGCGCGGCAGAGTGCCGCAGTGCAGGACGACATCCTCGGAGCAACCCGTGGCGCACTGTTCCGCCGCGGGGGTCTGACGCTCGACAAGTTCGTCGAGCCTACCGGGCGACGGCTGTCGCTCGCCGAGCTCGCGGCGCGCTATGAGGGCGCGTTTGAGCGGGCCAACCTCAACCCCAGCGACTTCCTGTGATGGAACTCAAAGCACTCTACGACTCCCTCGACGACATCCCCGAGGCGGTCGACGACTTCCGCAGCCTGTTTGTCGAGCGCGACGGCCGCTACGAGCTGGCCGGCCTCCACGGCGTGAAGACCCAGGCCGACGTGGACCGCCTCCAGAAGGCCCTGGCGGCCGAGCGCGAGGCTGTGAAGGCTGCCAAGGAGAGACTGAAGCCCTGGCAGGACTTCGACTACGACGAGGTGATCTCCAAGCTGGACCGCCTGCCCGAGCTCGAGGCTGCCGCCGCGGGCAAGCTGGACGACGCGGCGATCGAGGAGATCGCCCAACGCAGGGCGGAGGGGGCAGTGCGCAGCAAGCTGGCACCCGTCGAGCGCGAGTTGAAGAGCGCCCGGACCGAGCTCGAGGAGCTCAGGGCCGAGAGGTCGAAGCTCGTCCAGGAGCGAGCGGCCAGGCAGCGCGAGGACCAGCTTCGCCCTCTGATGACCAAGGCGAACGTCCTGCCCGAGCACTACGAGGACGTGCTGCTCTACGCCGAGAGGCACCTCGAGCAAACCGAGGACGGCCACTGGATGGCCCGCGACGGCGTCGGAGTCACCCCTGGTCTCGGCCCCGCAGAGTGGCTCGCAGAGATGCTCGAGCGCCGCCCCGGCTGGCTGCCGGCTAACGTCGGCGGAGGGGCGAAGGGCAGCGGTGCCTCTGGCGCTCTGGGCAACAACCCGTGGAGCGCGAACCACTGGAACATCAGCGAGCAGGGCCGGATCCTGCGCGACAAGGGCCGCGAGTACGCCGACCGCCTGGCGAGCGCCGCGGGCACGAAAGTGGGCGGGCTCAAGCCGCGAGCCTGAATCTGTGTTGGATCTGGCTTGACATCCAGGCCAGGATCGGGGCGCGGTCGTCTCGTGTGAGTTCGACCGCCCCCTCTCGCAGCCGGGGCTGACTCCACGCATGGCGTGGCTGATGGAGCTGCCGCAGGCGGACTGGTGCATGGCATTGGCCGAGGCGAACTAGATCGACTTCGACCACCTACAAGCACACACAGTCATGGCTTCCGGTCCGACCACGCAGATCTCCGACATCATCATCCCGGAGGTCTTCACCCCGTACACCCAGCAGCTCACCGAAACCAAGTCGCGCCTCGTTCAGAGTGGCGTGGTCCAGCGCAACGCCGTGATGGACCAGCTGCTCGCCGGTGGCGGTCTGACGTTCAACGTCCCGTCGTGGAAAGACCTCGACGACGACGCCGACAACGTCTCGACCGACACCCAGGCGGACATCTTCACGCTGACTGCTGCCAGCGGTGACACCGACGTCCCCACCCTGGCCGACGTGATCCCCTTCAAGACCGGCACCTCCCAGGAGGTCGCCGTCCGCCTCAGCCGCAACGCTGCCTGGTCGGCCTCCGACCTGACCGCCTCGCTCGCTGGCGCTGACCCGATGGGCTCCGTCGCTGACCGCGTCTCCACCTACTGGAGCCGCCGCCTCCAGGCCGCGTTCGTCGCGACCATGAACGGCGTCATCGCGGACAACACCGCGAACGACTCGGGCGACTACACCAACGACATCAAGGGCGGGAGCTACTCGGCCGGCGTCACCGACTTCTCGGCCGAGGCGTTCATCGACGCCGCGGCGACGATGGGCGACTCGTACAACGAGCTCTCCGCGGTCATGGTGCACTCGGTCGTCTACGCCCGGATGCAGAAGAACAACCTGATCGACTTCATCCCGGACAGCGAGGGGATGTTCCAGATCCCGACGTTCATGGGCCACGAGGTCATCGTCGACGACGCGATGCCGAACGCCACGAGCATCTACGACACCTGGATCTTCGGCTACGGCGCGGTCCAGCTCGGTGTCGGCGAGCCCAAGGTCCCGACCGAGACCTACCGCCACCCGGGCGCTGGCAACGGTGGCGGCGAGGAGACGCTCTACTCGCGCGTCGAGTGGGCGATCCACCCGGTCGGCCACGCCTACAGCGGCACGGCTCCGAACGGCGGTCCCTCGAACGCTGGCACGTCCAACAACCTGGCCGCCGCCGGCAGCTGGAACCGCGTGTTCCCGCAGCGGAAGCAGATCAAGTTCGCCCGCCTCGTCACCCGCGAGGCCTGATCTGACTGCCCACGGGCGGGGGCTGCGCTTGTAGCTCCCGCCCACCTATCAACTCGAGCACCAGAACGTCATGGCCAAGACCCCGCGCATCTCCCGCCGTCGCCACCTGCGGCACTCGAACTACTCCCGCGTCCGCCGGGACGAGCGCCTGCTCGACTTCTGGGCCGCCGAGGCGAGCGACCTGGCCGACACGGCCACGCCGAAGACCTTTACCGCGGCGACGAACGACCGCCTCACGATCAGCTCCCACGGCTTCATCGAGGGCGAGGGGCCCTTCGTGGTCTCGAGCAGCGACACGCTCCCCGCTGGCCTTACTGCCGGCGAGCTGTACTGGGTGAGCGTCTTCGACGCCAACACCCTGACGCTGCACCGCGGCAAGCGCGAGGGCGTCTCTGGCCTTCGCGTGGACATCACCTCGACGGGCACGGGCACTCACTCGATCGAGCGCGCCGAGACCGCGGAGGCGATGTTCCACCTCCAACGCGAGAACAAGCCGCGCGCGATCGCCGCCGCGACTGACGTCGACACCCTGGCCTAGGCCTGAACACCCCCCAGCATGAACCTGATCGAAGCCATCACGAGCCTGGATCCCGCGAGGGACGACCACTGGACCGACACCGGTTTGCCGCGGCTGTCCGCGCTCAAGAAGATCACCGGCAACGACAACCTGACCCGGGCCGAGGTCTCCGCTGCTGCCCCCGACATCAAGCGCGAGCTCGTCGGCGACGTCATGGACGTCCTGGACGAGGTCTTCGGGGACGCCGACGAGGGTGGCACCGAGGAGGAGGAGCCGACCCCGAGCTCTGTCCTCGACAAGCCGCTGGGCGAGCTGCTGCGCAACTACGAGCTCTCGCAGCGTGCGCTCGCCGAGCTGAACGAGAAGGAGCTGCAAATGAGGGCTGACCTCAAGGCCCTCCAGGAGCAGCTCGACCAGGTCGCGGCCCAGGCCGAGGTCGTCGAGCGCGCTGTCGAGCGTCACAAACGGCTGCTGCCCTCTGACCAGACGCAGGCCGGGATCCGGGCGTATCTCCAGCGCCAGGCCGAGGTGCGCGAGGAGAGGGCCCGCCGCCGGCAGGTCTTCCTCGAGCAGGGCGTGAGCGCCAGCGAGGTGGCCGCCGAGCTCCGCGGGACCGCTCCGATCGACGCCGCGATGCAGGCCCGCCGGCAGGGTCGCGGCACCACTCGTCCGACGATGCCCGTCCGCCGCTGATGTACGCCAGCTTCCGTTCCCCGGCACGAGTCCGTGCCAAGCTCCAGGCGGCGCTCTTCCACGCGCGACAGAAGCGCGTGGCCAGGCTGGCCCTGCCCGCCCTGCTGGTGCAAGAAGACCTGACTCAGAACGAGAACACGGCCTTCTCCCTGGAGCTCGAGGACGGAACTGGTGACTGGACGACCTCGGTGGCCATCGACCCGGCCATGCCTCAGCTCACGTTCGACGGGCGAGACCTGGCGGGCACGCTGCCCTTGGTCGACCGCTCCACGGCCTACCTGGTGACGGTGAGCCGCACGAATCGCTACGGCACTCGCGCGACCACCTTCCGCCTGACCGTCCTGAACGTCCAGCAGTCGGAGGCTCCCTCATGACGGCCACCTTCGAGGTCGAAGACGGCACCGGGAAGACCGACGCCAACGCCTACGTCTCCGTGGCCACGGTCACGCAGTACGCCGAGGACTACCTGGCGGACGCCTCGACGTGGACGGGGCTCACCCAGGCCGTCCAGGAGCGCCACATTCGCGTCGCGACCCGGTTCCTGGATGCCTCCTTCTACCTGCGCTGGAAGGGCTCCAGGGCGAACCAGGGGCAGGCTCTGGACTGGCCCCGCAAGGGCGTCGTGGACCGTAGCGGCTACCAGCTCGCCGCAGACGAAATCCCGGCGACCCTCGAGCGCGCCTGCTGCCAGTTCGTGCTCGAGGCGATCTCGGACGACCTGCTGCCCAACCTGGATTCGGCTGGGCGGGTGAAGCGCAAGCGCGAGAAGCTGGGCGACCTCGAGCAGGACGTTGAGTACGAGGGCGGGTTCGACGAGGGCAAGGTCTACCAGCTGGCCCTGGCCCTGCTCGACGAGCTGCTTGTCCCGCGGGGGAGGGCGGTCCGAGCCTGATGGGGGTCCTCGACGCAACCTTCCGTGCTCTGGCGACGAGCCTGGTCGGGAAGTACCGGAACAGCTCGAGCACGCTGACGAGGATCAGCGAGGGCGCTGGGTACAACCCCGTGGACGGGAGCATCAGCAGCTCTTCGACCAGCGCGAGCATCAAGCGCTCGCCCGCGATGCCCTTCCGGTCGCAGCTGGCCGACGACGAGGTGCTCCAGGGCGACCTGTACTGCTATGTCGACGCGGCCAGCTGCGAGGCCGCCGGCGTCTCGCCGGTGCCCGGAGGCGGGTATCGGGTGGAGCTCGACGGATACCGGGTGATCTCAGCGACCTCGCTCGAGTCGGGCGACCAGGTCGCGGCCTACCTGCTGCACCTTCGGGAGGCGTGACGTGAGCCTCAGGAAGGACATCGAGCTCTTCGGCGAGGTCGTCGAGGCCAGGGGGAACGCTCTCGCCAGGAAGGTGGCGCTGACGGCCCTCCAGGGGGTGACGTTCCGCTCCCCGGTCGACACCGGGCACTTCCGCCGCAACTGGCGCGTGTCCCAGGGCAAGGCCGAACTCGTGGTTCGTGGAAAGCGCGGCGACGGGGCCACGGAGGGCCCTGGCGAGACGATCTCGCGCGGGGCGGATCGCCTGCGCAGCGCCGGCTGGAACGACTCCATCCACGTCTCGAACCACGTCGAGTATGGCCCGTACCTCGAGGCGGGCAGCAGCCCGCAGGCCCCGCCGAACGGGATCCTCGGCGTGACCATCGACGAGGTGCGGGCCAAGTTCACGGGGCTGGTGAAAGAGGTGCGAGGTGGCCGGTGACGCACTACGACCGCAGCGCCTTCCGCTACGCCTGCCGCAGCGTCCTGAACGGGGTCACCGGCTACCCGGGGCACAACTACCTCGAGTGGGAGGGCCGCGCCTGGACACGCTCCGGGGACCCCACCAACGGGCTCCTGGTGCGCGAGCTGCTGATCCCTCTCGAGGAGGAGAACGCCAGCAGCGGGTACATCATCGCTCGAGGGCGAATGAACTACGACGTCTTCCTGGCTCGCGGATCTCTGCTCGAGCCGGCCGAGACGCTGGCCAAGAACATCGCGGAGGCCTTCGCTGGCGGTCAGTCGATTGCAGCAACCGGCTTCTCGATTGTCGTGAACCGATCAGAGCGGGGCGAGCTCAGGCCGAGCCCGTCGCCGGAGTGGTCGTTCATCCCTACCTACTTCTCCTGGTACGTCTACACGACCAAGTAACCCACGCAGGCTGAAATGGCACTCGCATCTGGAAACACGACCAACCTCATCTA